ATGAGTACCAAGCGTGTTTGGCGTCCGTTTAATACATATGGAATCTACGCAATTTCTGCTATGGTGTTTTTTACACTTGGTTACAGCGTAGCAATAATCTAAGGAAAATACTATGGCAGAAGAAATTTATAGTCCCGACCCGCTTTTAATCGAAGAGTCACTAGAACAGTGGATAATGATAAAGTGCGACAACTGGAGAGACAACTATGAGTCAAACTACGAACAAAAGTTTGAGGAATACTATAGGTTATGGAGAGGTCAATGGGATCCTGCTGACTCCGAAAGAGCGTCAGAGCGTTCTAGAATTATCTCTCCTGCGTTACAGCAGGCTGTAGAGTCTAACGTAGCAGAACTAGAAGAAGCTACCTTTGGTCGTGGTAAGTGGTTTGACATAGAAGACGATGTAAATGACCAAGAGCGTCAGGACGTAATGTACCTACGCAACAAACTAACAGAAGACTTTGAATCGTGCAAGGTACGTAAGGCTGTTGCGGAGTGTTTAATTAACTCTGCTGTTTTTGGTACAGGCATTGGTGAAATCATCTTAGAAGAAATTAAAGAAATGGCACCTGCTACTGAACCTGTCATGGGTGGTGATCTTACTGCTGTAGGCGTAAGCATTACTGACAGAGTAGTTGTTAAGTTAAAGCCTGTAATGCCTCAGAACTTCCTTATTGACCCTGTAGCTACGTCTATTGAAGATGCTATGGGTGTTGCTATTGATGAATTTGTGTCTATGCACTCTGTAGAGTTACTACAAGAGCAAGGCATTTACCGTGATGTATACCTTGAGTCTGCTGCTCCTGATTCAGAACTAGAACCAGATCAAGACTTATCTGTTTACCACGATGATAAAGTTAGACTAACTAAGTATTACGGACTTGTACCACGAGAACTACTAGAAGAAGAAGGTGTAGACGTAGAAGAAAACACTAAGTACGTCGAGGCTGTTGTAGTTATTGCTAACGGTGGTACGTTACTTAAGGCTGAAGCTAACCCTTACATGATGCAGGATCGTCCTGTAGTTGCTTTTCCTTGGGACGTAGTACCATCAAGATTCTGGGGTCGTGGTGTTTGTGAGAAGGGCTATAACAGCCAGAAGGCGCTTGATACAGAGCTACGCGCTCGTATTGACGCACTAGCACTCACTATCCACCCAATGCTCGCTATCGACGCTACACGGCTTCCTAGAGGGGCTAAACCAGAAGTACGTCCCGGTAAAATGATTCTAACTAACGGAGATCCGCGTGAAGTACTACAACCGTTTAACTTTGGTCAAGTCGGACAAATTACGTTTGCACAGGCTCAAGCCCTCCAAGGCATGGTACAACAGGCTACTGGAGCCGTGGATTCGGCGGGTATCGCAGGACAAGTTAATGGCGAGGCTACTGCTGCTGGGATCAGTATGTCTCTTGGTGCTATTATCAAGCGTCATAAGCGTACTCTTATAAACTTCCAGCAGTCTTTCCTTATGCCTTTTGTTACTAAGGCTGCTCATAGGTACATGCAGTTTGATCCTGAGAATTACCCAGTGTCTGACTACAAGTTTATTGCTACGTCTACTTTAGGTATTATTGCTAGAGAGTACGAGGTTACACAGCTTGTACAACTCTTACAAACTATGAAACAAGACAGTCCTCTGTACCCTGTGTTGATCCAAAGCATTATTGACAACATGAACCTCAGTAACCGTGAAGAGTTAATTGGTGCATTGCAACAGGCTGGACAACCAGATCCACAAGCACAACAAATGGCTATGATGGCTCAACAAACACAAATGCAGTTCCAGCAGAGTCAGACTAATGCTCTCAACGCGCAGGCTGCTGAGTCTCAAGCTAGGGCCGGTAAGCTTGCTGTAGAAACACAACTTGCACCAAAAGAAGTAGAAATTGATAAGATTAATGCTCTTACTAGAAACTTACAGCTAGGAGATAACGACGATAAAGAATTTGAACGTAGACTTAAAGTTGCAAACGCCCTACTAAAAGAAAGTGAAATAGAAGGAAAACGTCAAAATGCTAATGACACAAACAGAAACCAACAAGTTCCTAGACCAGATCAACAAGGCATTCAGCGACCACCTAGACAGATTGGACTTACTGGAGAGCCGGGTCAAGGAACTAGAGGGCCAACTCAATGAGCAAAAAGGATCCAAGGCTAGCGCGAGCAGGAGTAAGCGGGTTCAACAAACCAAAGAGGACTCCTAACCATCCAACAAAGTCTCACGTAGTTGTAGCTAAGGAAGGCGACAAAGTAAAGACTATACGTTACGGACAACAAGGAGTGAGTGGTGCAGGTAAAAATCCTAGCACTCCTAAAGAAAAGGCAAGGCGTAAGTCATTCAAGGCTCGTCATGCTAAAAACATAGCCAAAGGTAAAATGTCTGCGGCTTACTGGGCAAATAAATCGAAATGGTGAGGAGATAGCTATGCCAATGGTCGGAAAAAAGAAGTTCCCTTATACAGCTAAAGGTAAAGCAAAAGCCAAAGCTGCTGCTAAAAAGACAGGAAAGAAAGTAAAAAAGGCTAAGGGTTACTGATGCCTAAAAAAAAGAAAGCAAGCGAAGAAGGAGAAAAAGTACCAAAAAATAAACCTTGACTTTAGTTATAAAATATGGTATAATATATAATATATAGTTCTATAGAGATAATCAAAGGCGACCTCAATGGATCAAGAAACACAAACATACTACGACCAATACTTTAGTCTTTTTCTTACTGATGGTTGGAAACAACTAATACAAGACTTTAGTAACAACGCTTTACAGATTAATAGCTTAGAAGCAGTTAAAGATGCTAACGATATGCACTTCCGTAAGGGACAACTAAACGTATTAGCCCACTTAATTAACATGGAAACTATTGTTAGTACTAACTACGAAGAAGCAAGTAAGACTGAAGATGATTAAAGTATTTGAGTTTCGTTGTACTAACGGACATATTTTTGAAGACTTTGTAGAACAAGATACTACAATCAGTAGGTGCGATTGTGGTGCTAATGCTACAAAAATTGTTTCTGCTACTCGTCACATGCTTGACGGTGCCTCTGGGGACTTTCCCGGTAGGCACATGAAGTGGGTACGTGAACACGAGAATGCAGGACAGACTAGTAAGGAATCCTAATCGGGGCAACTCCTATTTTATTTCTCCATAACCTAATAAGGCGGGGTAAGTTTATATTATGTCAAGAGCAACACTAATTGATGAGCGTCCAGAAGAAGAGTTAGAAGCAACAGATCAACTCGACACAGAAGATACTGTAGAGACTCCAGAGGAGCAACCTCAAGCAGAATCTGAGCTTCCAGAAAAGTACCAAGGTAAGTCAGTAGAGGATCTAGTGCAGATGCACCAAGAGCTTGAAAGATTTACTGGCAAGCAGAGTACGGAAGTTGGAGAGTTACGAAAACTTGTTGATAACCACATTCAGACACAACTTGTTAACCAACCAGCACCTCAACAACAGCAACAAGAAGATGATACGGATTTCTTTATTGATCCTACAACTGCTGTAAACAGAGCTATAGACAACCACCCTAAGATAAAAGAAGCACAAGCTTATACACAACAATACAAACAACAGGCTACTCTTGCACAGCTTAAATCTAAGCATCCAGAAATGGAAAGTATTTTGCAAGACCCTAAGTTTGCTGAGTGGATCAAGGGGTCTAAAGTCCGAACAAACTTGTTTGTACACGCTGACCAACAGTATGATTACGACGCCGCTGATGAACTATTTAGTAACTGGAAAGAACGTAACCAAGTAGTCCAACAGACAGCGCAAGCTGAAAAGGTAGCCCGTAAGAGTGCAGTACAGTCTGCTAACACAGGCAACGCTCGTGGAACATCAGAAGGATCTCGTAAGAAAGTTTATCGTCGTGCTGACTTAATTAAACTTATGAAAGAAGACCCTGACCGCTACATGGCACTACAGCCTGAAATTATGGCAGCTTATGCGGAAAGGAGGGTCAAGTAGCCTAAAGGAGAAATACGATGGCTGAACAAACTTATCCCGGTACAGTTGGCGGCGGGTCAATCGTCAACAAAACAGCAGCAGACAAGTTTATTCCAGAAATCTGGAGTGACGAAATTATTGCTGCTTTCCAAAAGAACTTGAAGATGGCACCTCTTGTCAAGCGTCTTGCTATGACAGGAAAGAAGGGTGACTTGATTCACGTACCTAAGCCCATTCGTGGTGAAGCAAATGCTAAAGTTCAAGACACTGCTGTCACTATTCAAGCAAATGTTGAGACTGAGTTGCAGATCACTATTGATCGACACTTTGAGTACTCACGTTTTATCGAAGATATCGTAGAAGTACAGGCTCTGTCCTCTCTGCGTCAGTTCTACACTGAAGATGCTGGCTATCAGTTGGCTCTTACGGTTGACACTGACCTGATGAATGCTGCCACTGGCTTTGGTAATGGTACTCGTACTACTGCTCCTGCTAACACTGGTGCAAACTGGGTTAACTCTAACAGTTATTACTTTAATGCTGCTGCTGGTCTTGCTGCTTACGCAACTGACACAGTAACTGCTGGTGATAACTTTACTGATCTTGGTTTCCGCGAAGCTATCAAGAAGATGGACGATGCTAACGTACCTATGGACAATCGTTGCTTGGTGATTCCACCTGCTGCACGTAAGTCTATCATGGGTATTGAGCGATACGTGTCCTCTGACTTTGTTGGTGGCCGTGGTGTGGAAACTGGTTTGATTGGTAACCTCTACGGTGTAGACGTTTACGTTTCTGCTAACTGTCCTGTTATTGAAGTAGCTGCTCAAAACAGCGCCTCAACTCTTGACACTCGCGGTTGTTTGTTCTTCCACAAGGACGCTCTTGTTCTTGCAGAGCAAATGGCTGTACGTTCGCAGACTCAGTACAAGCAAGAGTACTTGTCTACTCTGTACACTGCTGACACTTTGTACGGCATTCAAACCTATCGTCCAGAAGCAGGATTTATCCTGTCACTAGCTGACGCTTAATTTCTACAGGGGTCGCAATGGCCCCTTTTATTTAAGCATCTTAGATTAGGGTGTTTAACTAAAAGACACAACGAATAGGAAAACCTTATGTCTAACTATGTAAAATCCACAAATTTTACTGCTAAAGATTCTTTACCTACAGGTGATGCCAATAAGGTTATTCGTGGTTCAGAGTTTGATACAGAATTTAATGCTATTCAAGTAGCTAGTGCAACCAAAGCAAACTTAGGATCACCTACGTTTACTGGCACAGCTGCGTTTGATAATGTTATTGTTACAGGGACTGCTGATTTATCTGCTGCATCTGTTACAATTGATATTAACGGTGGAACAATTGACAACTCTGTTATAGGAGGCACGACACCGGCTGCTGGTACGTTTACTTCTTTAGTTGCTACTACAGCAGACATTAACGGTGGTACTGTAGACGACGTAGCCATAGGCGCTACAACACCTTCTACAGGTGTGTTTACTTCTTTAGTTTCTGCAACGGCAGACATTAACGGTGGTACTATTGATGGTGCTGTTATTGGTGGCTCTACTCCAGCAGCGGGAACTTTTGCGGCTGTTGCTGGTACTACAGGAACATTTTCAGGTGCTGTATCAGGTACTACAGGTACGTTTACAGGCGCTGTCTCAGGCACTACAGGCACGTTCTCAGGGGCTGTCACAGGCTCTAACTTAAACGTCTCTAACTGGGATACAGCTTACGGCTGGGGTAACCACGCAACAGCAGGGTACTTAACCAGTGTAGCCTTCAGTAATATTGATGCTGGTGCTGTTACTACTTCTAGTGAAACATTTACTATTAGTGATACTCAGCTTCCAACTAATGCCGCTGTCCGTGATTTCATGATAGATATTTATCCTACTATTGTTGAAATTAACGACTTAAGTGCTGCTGTTGTTTGGACTACTGTTCCTGACGCATACATTAGTGCTTCTTCTGTCAATCAACACGTAACACTAGAAAAAGCCACACAAACCAAA